TGGGTTAATACCCAACCATACTGGTATCAAAGGGTTGACTAGATTTTCTAGATCTTCTTGTTCTTTATTATTAGATATTATATGTGTGAATAAATCACGGTAAGTATTGTGACCGCCTTCTACTTTGTTAGCTAAATCTTCTGAATGATGATTCCTCCAATTACTATTAGACGATGGGATATCTCTTTTACCTGAGTTAATAAAGATTGTTGTGGCATCATAGTCTTCTGAAAATTCAATCTCGTTTAAATACCTACAGTCATCAATGATTACACACCTTTCCCAATACTTTTTATTATTATCTAAGTCCTTACTCTCTTCAGTAATTTCAGAAAGTAAATTCTTTTCAAGAATGTCTACCCAATAGTTAGGGTCTTCTTCTCTTTTACTTTGCCCAAGTTCTTGACAAAACTTTCTGTACTTCTCTGGATTATCTTCTTTGGTTAGCCCCCTTTTGCTTGCGCATTCTTTAATAGGAGAAGCAAAAGACATTAGCTTGGGTATAAACCCTAGCTCAAAAGATTTCTCAGCGATAATCTTTGCTAGTGTAGTCTTACCTACTCTTGCTTTTCCTGCTATAACTATTAGTTGCATTCCTTACTCCTTAAATTATATTCTTTAGTGTATTCTTTCCAAGTCTTTATCGGATATCTTTCAGATAAATCTTTATGCAATTCTTTAGGGAATACATAATCTTTTACGTTGTATCCAATCATGCGTAACATTTCACAGGTAATTAAAGTACAAGACTTCGCAATGATTGAGGGGAAAAAGTATTGACTAAATAAAACATAGAAGATCATATCCTTTCGATACCCTCGGTATGGTACTTTAATAAACTGCATTAGTTGTTTAACAGAAACATCAGCTTCACCTAAGTCCGCAACATGAGTAGGAGGACAAAAGCCTCTATCATGAAAGCCTTCTTCGTCTACAAACTTTGCTCGACTAGATTCTGAAGTAGATAAAACTATAGTAGAGTCTGCTCTGCTTAGCATTATACCTGTGTGATGTATTCTGGTTCTACCTAATAATGCAATCCAAAATCCTAAAGCACGAAATCTTTGCATAGGTATAGAAAGATTTTCTTCAAAGTCTGGTCTAGTATAAAATGGTATAGCTACTTTAGTTGGTAATTGTTCGTAAGCCATCAGTGACACTCCGCCCAGTTCTTACCAATACGATACTCACCATCCATAGGAACAGTGCAGCCTAATCGTTTACCTGATTCTTCAATACAATCTCTAAGATTAGAATCTTTCTGTATCTTAGAGTTAAGTAATATCTGTGCTAACTTCATTACAATTGCTCCGTCACCTTGTATCTGCACATTTAAAGCCTTGTGTTTAGAACGGCAGGGTACTTCTCTACCATCAAGTAAAGTTATAGTTCCCTTCTGTGCTACTTGAAAGTCACAGTTATCTATAAGATTCTTAAGTGCTGGCATACTCTTAAAGAATTGGTCTTTAATACTCTTACCTTCTTTAGCTCGCTTACCAACAATGCTTCCTATCTTTCCATCTCCTGCTCCATATATCAGGGCATAGAAGAAAGTCTTAGCTTGATCTCTTGAATTTAATCCTGCAGCTTTTTGATTTGTAGTATGTATATCACCATTAACTACAACATCACCGTACTCTCCCTTGTCCCATTGAGCCATTCTGTTTGCAAGTAGTCTAGCTTCAAGACCTGAAGCATCAATACCAACCTGAACCCAACCATCTTTAGGAATGAACAATGCTCTAGCACGAGGATCACCTGATACTTGTTGTAGGTTAGGTTGACTAGCGGTCATTCTACCTGTAACTGTACCTTGTGTGTTTACATTACCGTGAATCCTACCATCCCTAGAGTGAGTAGCTCTTAGTATCCAATCGGATAACTGTGAGTGTAGTTTAATTATATCAAAATACTTAACCAATTCTTTTGCCTCTGGAAAGTCCAAGCCTTTTAGAACCGCAGCATCTACTTTAGGATTACCCTTCTCTGTCTTAGGTGCATACCAATTGTATTTACTTTTCAATCGCTCTGCTATTTGTTTCCTAGAGCCAGGATTAAAGTAGGTTACTTTATCTTTCAATCTTTTACCAGTCTTTTCAGACCACCGTTCTTCAATGATAGGTGGAAAGACTTCGCCAAGTTGATCTTCAATCATAACCTTTTCCATTAATAGTTCTTGTTCTAAATCATCAGCAACACTAAGGTCAAAGTTAAAACCGTTGTTGATTTGCTTAGCAATAATCTTAGCAACCATATGTTCTAACTGAATTGACTTAGTTAAAGACTCTCTGTATTCTTCTTGGAAGTCATAGATATCTTTTGTTAATTTTACATCTTGTTCACAATACTCTAGCATCTCATCGCAATAAGAATCGAAACCAAGAGTGTAATCTATTTTATAGTTTCCGAGATACTCTCCCCATTGACTTAATGAGTTACCACCGAATGGATGGTTCTGTCTATCAGGGTATAATAACCGTGAGACAATAAGAGTATCATATGTATTTACATTTACTGCACCGTACAACTTTTCTATTACAGGAAGATCATACAGTACAATATTATGTCCTATCAAAAGGTCAGCACTACGCAGAAGATCTACACCCTCCTTAATACGGTCGGGTGTAAATTTCCAAGACTGTCCAGTGTCTATGTCGAGGGCACATAGACACCAGATAGTATCAGCTTCTGGAATTACATTACCTTTTGTATTTATAGTTAGTTCATTCAAGCCATTAGCTTCAATGTCAAACGCTATACGTTTCATACTTAATTCCAATCGTTAATTATATTTCCTTCGTCATCGATTGCAAAGTTTAATTCTTTCATACGACCAGTAGTATGGTCAAAGAATAAACTTGCAGCAACTCCTGACTTACCAGTTAATCTATTCTTCAATACACGAACGGTGGTAGTGTTAGCTATCTTTGGATCTGGATTCTGTCTATCTCTTTCCAATGCTACAACAGTATTGGGAACTGAGGATAGTGAACCCGAACCTCTTAGATCTTGTAGTGTAATCCTATCACCTTCTTCGTAAGCTTTCTGAGTTTTCTTTAATTGAGAAACCACATCTATTCTTACACCTGTTCTTGATACTAGAGCTCGTAGTTCTTTCATGATATTATCAATCAAGAGACGTTCCGAAGAGCCACCATCAAAATCATTGGCATCATTAAGCATACCTGTAGCAGCAGCAGTAATGTGATCTAACACAATAACATCTACTCCTAAGGATACAGCCATGAATTCTATTCTGGCACAGAGATTTTGTAAGCCACTGTTACCAAGATGATCATAGATGTAAAGCTTTGATCCTTCTAGTTCTTCTCTAGCACTAGCATATTCATCGTCAGTAAGATCATCAATAGTGTCGATCAAGATAGGATCTTTGCCTAGCTTTTCTCTTAGGTTATTCATAATCTTCTTAGCACGAATAGCTCGTACTGGTTTGTTAATCATAAGAGATACCATATCATCTACAGTTTCTTGAGGGGATTCCTCTAGCATAATTGCTCCAACGCTTCTACCTTCTTCAAGATGATGATGAATCATTTCTCTTATGATTGTAGATTTGCCTGAGCCTGTACCTGAAGACCATAGTGTAATCTCACCACTTCGTTGACCCAATAGAAACTCTGATAGAGAATCGAATGGGAAAGGGTATACATTAATTTCATCTATTGTAGATGTATTAGGTACTTGAGAAACATGAACGATTTCATCGGGTGAATATCTTTGTGCTTCGAAGATTGCTTTAACAACATCTTTACCTGCACCTTTAAGAACACACTCGTTTGGATCCTTGTAAGGTAGTTGTGCTACTTTACATTTTCCTGGTGGTAGCAAGTCTGCAACTGCTGAGGTAGCATCTTGACCCGCTTCGTCCATATCAAACATGAGTACGACTTCTTCATAACTACTAACAAACTCAAGGTTATCCTTGATTGCTCTAGCTGCACCTGCAGCTCCAGTAGGTAGACTTACTACTGCCCACTTATGTTCCATAAGTTGACTCACAGTCATACAGTCTATCTCACCTTCAGTAATCACAAGTCGTTTACCTTTTGAACTTTTCCACAAGTGTTGACCCCATAGTGGAGCACCGCTTGCTTCACCTCTCCATTGAAAGGCTTTGTTTGGACCACGTAACTTCTGTGCAATAAGCTTGCTATCTTTAAAGAAGTTAGCTATCTGAACACTCTTACCTTTAGAACTTAACTGTTGATAGCCAAAGACTCGACAAGTCTTTTCAGTTATCTTTCTATCTGGAATAGATTTAAGATCTCCAGACAAGAAGTTTAGATTGGTTGTTGATTCTGTTTTCATATTATTATCGCCTCCTACATAATATTTACAAGAGAAACAATACTTATGACCGTCATCATAGACGGCTAAATTATCTTGAGAATTATCCCGCCCATGCTTAGCACAGGCGGGACATTGTTCTCGGTCTATTACTTTTGACATAACTTTCCTTATTTACTACAGTCTTTTCCACAGTCGCTCCAAGGCATAGACTTACACATCCAGCACCACATTGGACGACCAATAAGTGCACCTGCCATGAAGACTACGATAGAATAAAATACAGTTCCTAATCCTGAACTTAACATTTCACCCATTAGAACATCTCCTTAATTTTAATGTCGTCATCGTTGACGATCTTCCATATGATTTTTCCTCCCCAAGCTAGGGATATAGCACCAGTTGCTATAACCACGGGAAGGAATATCCAACTTGCATATATTGCTAATGCATAGTTGATTACTACAAAAATTATTCCTCCGATAATTGGACGGATACCCATTCTACCACCAGTAATAACAAGCAGAGCCATACCGAATAAGGTACATATACCTCCGATCCAACCAAGCATAGGGTTGCAACTTGACATCGGTGCAACCATAATCTCATCTTGTACTACTCCTGTAATGCTTTGTGGCTCTGGAAACCAACTCTTGCCTGAACAACTAATTATAATACTACACAATAGAAATGTCAACATCTGTTTCATAATTTTCTCCTAAATATTCCATACCTTTAATACAAGATCGAGGTATACAATTGATGTCTCCTATTTGTTTATCATCACCTAATGAACTCGCAATAGTTATATAGTCTTCAGTCTTCCATACAATCCAACCCATAGTCGTAATGACAGCAGGTTCTAGTTTCTTTACTTCTTCAAGAAACATCCACGTTTCTTCAGGTCTAATAATATCTATCCATTGAAGCCTTACAAGCTTCGGTTGTTCATTCATCTGCGTCGCCATCATCAATGATAGTTTCTCCTTCAGGTGTTTGTATAACTACAATCATATTTGATTTACTCCTATAACAAAATAACCTTGTTGTTTTGGATTAGTCCATTGTTTAGTAGCATACACTTTCAAGATCTGAGTATCATCTTCCCATAGTTTTTTATTAAAACAATCAAAGACTGCCTTAATATAATTATCAATGTCTGCTCTTGGTGCTACTAGCTTTGTTTTTTTAGGTCGTGTTACATACAACTCTAAGTCAACTTCTAATGAACCAATTAGGGGAACAAAAGATTCTCCTAGTAACATTGGTACTAGCTCTATCATCTCTTGTCTAAATTTTTTATAAGGTCCTGCAAAGTAAGCCCCGTGTTTTGACACACGGGGTCTACTTGCAGCGACGGGACTGATCGGAAACTGCCACTCCATTAGAATGGCATATCTTCTTCCACGCCTTCAGTTTCCTGAACAGGTGGAGTAAATTCCGATCCGTCAAAGCCTCCCTCAACAGCGTCAAAACCACCATCGTAAGAACCTTCGGTCTTCTCAATGATTTGACATCCGTTTAAGTAGAAGCTTAGCGAGTTATCTCTAGTGATAACTGCTGGGGACAATCGTAATCGAACCTTGTCTCCTCCGAATGGAGTTGCTTCGGTTTCTTTAGCACCCGCATCTCTACATGGGAAGGTAGCTTTGTTTTGCTTAACGAATGTTTTCGTTTTAGCTTTAAGAACAGTACGTCCTTCATCATCTTGACGAAGACCGTTGATCTTTTCAGCACCCATCTCTTGTAGAAGCTCATCTAGTTTCATCTGAAGCTCTTCATCCACACCAATAGTAATATTGTGATTAGATGAATCAGCACCGAACTTGTCGTCTGGTGCATGAAGATGTGCCCATACTACGTCTACAGTATTTGTTGTAAAAGCTTTTGATTTAGTCATTGTTTTGTTCTCCTTCTGATTTAACTTTTGCTTTTAAGTGTTCTAAGGAACTTTGAATTCCTTGTGACATTTTGTCTAAGGTTTTTGAAATATTATCAAGATACGCTTCGACTTCCTCTACAGGAATCCAAGCTATATCTTCACTAGGTTTTTCAGACATCTTTTCTTTCTGATCGGCAGCTTCTTTCTTCCAATCTTCGTCTGTTTGAATAACGTCTTCCATTAATCCATGATCTCCAAATAAGGTTTTCCATTAATCACTACACCAGCCCCATTGACTGGCTTTCTTATAAAGTTCTTACTATAATACATCAAGATGTGTTCCCTGTCAACCCCACATGGTACATTAAATCCAAATATTTTATTTTCTCCTGGTCCTTGAGCCCAAGCAATGCTTCCAACTGAATGAATGTGACCACACACAGTACTCTGCATACGAGCCTTAGCTTGATTCAGTGAAGGACATACTCCTGTTCTAGTACCTGTACCGTGTAGGTAAGATACGTTATCAATAACCCATTCGTATTCCCAGTCCCATCCAGGTGTGTTAAACACATCCTTGTAATCTCTCAAGTACATAGAGGGTATACCAGATGAGGATGCAAGTCTATGAATCCTTTCGTCATGATTACCTATACATACTTTAGCTTTGGGGAAAGCTTTCTTCCAATCCTTAAGCTTCTCTATAGAACGATGATACTCCGCTACTGCAGAGTCTGCTTCAGGATGTTTCTGATGAAATGAAATTGCATGGTGATCTAATATGTCACCAATAAATACCACTTGATTTGTCTTGTACTTTTTCCTTAAGCCTTTACAGAAGTCTAGATAGTCTTCTCGTTCAGCAGGAAGGTGTACATCACCGATTACTAATACTCTAGTATCCGCATTCTCCATTGTTATTATTCTCCGTAATGTTAAGAACTAGATCGATGCCGCTGCTTTCAATTGGGATTTCGTTTATGTAGAAATCAGTAAACAAATTTTGCATAAAGATTTCCATCATCTTTCGACTAGGAAAGCTAAGCTCCATTCGTTTATCTCCATCCTTGCCTCCAATAGAAGCAAGTTCCATAGCGTACATGATTGATCGTTCCATGTCGTCTTCGTTATTTATAATTCTTATAGTCATAATACTCTCCCCCATTATCCAAAAAAGTAATCCGATTGTAATACCTCAGAGATATCAAATGTACCAACCTCTGGTACTTCAGGTAACATAATACCTAATTGATTTTCAATATCTCTTTTGAAAACTTCTAGTTGATTCTCCTTGTGTATCTTGTAAAATTCTTCGTTAATAAATATACGCATCTTGCTAACATGATTAGCATGACACCCGTAAGAGTCGTGGATCATACACACCTCGTATATATGATCATATGCCATCCTTTGTAGAGTTAAGAACATATGCGCAGCATCAAGACTATGTATATAGTTCGGTGCTATAGCTTGTAACGCAGACCTTTCGTCTACATCTTTTGTTCTTATAAAGAATGTCAACTCTTTTGTACTATATAGTTTTGAAAGAGATCTCCTTGTTTGATTCTTGTTATAATGATGAACAACTTTAAAACCTGAGGGTGTTGTCCATATAACATGCTTGTTTAAATCATTAGCATAGCCTATGATTTCTTTTAAGTATTGCTTACCTTTGTTCGGTTCTGATAGACATAAGTCTAAACTATTTTTAATAGCCCTAGCTAATTCAACTATAGCTTTACCTCTATCTTCTTTAGGTATCCAATCAAGATGTCCTTCTGTTTTTATATACCTTTGTATACCATAGAATGTTAACCCGTAAGGTTCACACATTGTACTTCGTTTAGTTATCTTACGATCAATCTTATTATTCCATTCAATAAGGAATTTATTAAACCATTCGTTATCGTTTCTAAACTTAGTACATAAGTCTGTAGTTATATCTGCAACATACTGATATAAATCTTGTGGTGTACTGTTAGGACTAACACTTGTAAGACCTGCAATAACAGGGTCACGCATAATAGCAGACCAATGTTGATTGCCGTTGCACTTACCGTCTAGCTGCACAGGTATAGAACTACAGCCATCTCCAGCAGTAATATCAAAAATTGCAGCAAGTCTCTGAAAACTTTTATTCTTTTTCTTGGCATCATCAATCCATTCTTTATTTGAATAAGGATCTTTAGAAATCCTCTCAAGCATTTCCCAGTTATCATCTACCCACTTAACTCTATCATCGTATGGGATTTTATCTTGATCAAAGAGATTGGCAAGGTTTACCTTTAGCCAATACTCTCCATCGCCTTCGAGTTTCTTTCGAGTTGAAAACATAATAAGACCACGATCAAAGTCAGATGATTGTGGGGATAGTAATTCACATGCAGTATACGCACGACCTCTAAAGTCTAGTGTATATACATGATAGAAAAACCCTTGCTTTAATAGATCTTTAGCTAGCTCTAGTCTAACTAACATCCTACCTCTAGCTTGTTCTTGTTTATACCATTCACCCCATGCTTCTTCTCTATATTGACACCACTTAGCTTGCTGTTCTCTACTCCCATCTTTAGGGTAGGGCTCATTAAACATAAAGGATTCAAAGTTAAAGTAGGGAAGGTTAGCTAATGCTGTATCGTTCTTGAATAATGTTTCCATAACTTCAAGTACCTTACCATTTACACTCCATTCAGTCTTCATCATATGGTTTAAGCCATCGAGAACTACTTGGGAAGGTTCAGATCTTTTTTGATCTTTCTTCTGTGTACCAAAGAAGTTTGATTTATATCTTTGAACTACAGGCTTTCTTAAGTTGGTGTGTATGTATCCCCCTGAAGAAACAAGTGTATGATCTTCAGGCATAGAAACCATAGGTCTGTATACTAACACAGAAGTTTGAAGCAACTCGTGTCTCTTATGTAGTTCTTTTAATACTTCAGGATGAAACTCAACGAATAAATATTTTCTAAGTCTTCGTCCTTTGCGTAGTGTTTGATCAGTAAGTTTAATGATGTTACTAGATGCAGCAATGCGTAACATGGTATGACCGAAGTCATGTTTTTGTTTAACACTTAGCTTAATATTCCTCTGCATTTTTTTAGCAAACGCTCGACATCTTTTAGGTGTCCAGTTTTTTATAAACTTTGATTGAGCTAACCAATCATCTTTGAAGTCTGCCTTAGCTCTATGAAATCCTATGATATCACAAGCCTCTTGTGCAATTTGAGTTGCAACAGACTGAGCTAGTGGTGGGGTGTGCTGTTCATCATTCCATCTGTATCCCCAGAAGGATGAAGAGAACCAACACTTAATAACAGATCGTATAGTAATGTCTGCTATTTTTTTAGCACCAAGTTCTAGTAAAGGATACAACCACTCAGGAGATTTCTTTCCTTCGCATACTTTATCAATCCATTCTTGATATAGTTCTACTAGTTCTTTAATTGAAGAGTCTAGTAGTTCTTGTTCAGGAATACCTTCATCAGGTGCACGAGTATAGTCATTCCAATATTTATGACGACCATAGTCTAGCATACTTTGTTCATTTAATATCTGGGCACTACGTTTTTCGTATTGTTGTTGTTCGGATAAAGTATTCCAAATCATTCAGAGTATTCCTCCCAAAATTTTTCCACCAATTTTTTGTGTTCCTCTTTAGTAATCTTACCAAAGGCTAAGTCATAATTGTATCCATAGATTTCATCAGGTATTTCTCTTTCTCTTTGAGCATCACCCTTACCTGCACCGCCATCTCTAGGCTCATATACTTCAGGCTTCCAGCTTCTTTTACCAGTTCTAGCTTTATGCTCATCGCTTTTCTTATGCTTCTCTCTTAACTTCTTCCAGTTTTTATGAGCATTGAAAGTTCCACCAAAGTTTTGGTCATTGTTTTGTATCGATACTTCTTTCTTTTTCTTTGCCATGAGATCTCCTATAATTGTCGGGGTGGGGTAGCTGTTTATAGTTATTTAACTGCATGCTCCAGCTGCCCACCCCTATTATATTATTGACTCTGGACACAAGCCACCGTGTCTTGGAGCATTAGGTCGTCAAGGACCAGCACCCTCTACCGTAATGAATCTTACATCATCTTCACGCCTTACAGGCAGTCTCTGTTTGACGACCATGCATCACCAAAGGCTTTGTACTCGGCAGAGTCATAGATTGTAGGGGGATAACTATATCTTGTTCTACATTCGCTATCCATTACTCTCTCCTAACCGGTTAACTGTAGAGAGAAACCTTTTAGATTGTAAATGGGTTACGCCCATTACTCGGATACTGTTTATACTCACCAAAGTATCATATACTGAGTCAGTCTTTATCAGACTAATTGCAATGCACGACGCATCACTTTAGCAGAGTCTCTACTAGCATCACCAATAAGTTTATTGGCAACAGTAGCTTCGGCAGTTCTGCGTTTCTTGTGTTGCAGCCAGTTGGTTACTGCGTTAGCAGCAAGCCATACATTGTCTTGTCCAAACTGCTGAACTTCTTTATCGAATGTTTCAGATAGTGTATGGAATGTAGTCATAGCTTTCTTACGAAGCTTATGATTCCTATCCGTATCTGATTCACGAGGCACATCGCCTTCGAACATTTGATACATTTCCATCCAGAAAGTTTGAGTTTGTTGTCGTGTCCATCTTGCGTTAGCTAGGATACGAACAGTACTTCTGAACTTACCTTTGGCATCGTGCCATTCAGCTAGTGCATCAGTTAAACTGTGAATCTTACTATCAATATCACCTGTATGCTTCAGCCTAATCATACGTTGTTTACCTTCACTGATTGCCCAGCTCAATGTGTTGTTACACACAACTCTGATTGAGGTGGGTAGTGCTGATAGACTTAGCGTACCATCATGACTGTTCATAAGGCAGAGATATTCATGCATCTCATCGTTACCATTGACAGCCCACTCATCATCCTTCATTAAGATATAAGACTGTGCTCCATTGAATAGAGTACCTGCTGTCTCAACCTTAGCACTAGGTAATGAGTCTGCTATCTTGAATAGCTCTTCATTCTGTACTACCTTGTAGTTCTCT